ACCTTCAGCCAATGCTACATGAGAGCGACCACATGAGCAGACCACGCCACCCTCTTAGAGGCAGTCCGTGAGGACGAAGCCAAGGTCACCGTCAACGACCTTGTAGAGGTGGCTCATGTCAGCCCAAACGTTACGAGCCGTGAGGTCAAGCTTGTCATACTGCCCAGCCTTCATCGCCTCGAACTCAAGGTTGACAGCGGCCACAGGCATCATCCGAACACCGTTACGGCTCTGGATGCTGTCTGAGCCGTGGAGGATACCCATGAAGATGCTGTCACCTGTCCAGATGTAGCCCTCAGAGCTAGCCGCGCCAGGAACTGCATTGTCTTGGCGAGCCGCGCCAACGTGAATGTTGGGGATGCCAAGGAGGTCACGGAGGGTGTTGATGACCTGCTCATCAGAGAGGAGGAGTGAGCCACCACCAGCAACACCGCTTGGAGATGTGCCAACCTGGAAGTAGCCACGGAGCTCACCTGAGCGAGCGAGGCTACGGAAAACCTCACGGCCAAGGATAAGTGTGTCAGCGTTGAGGCCGTGAGCGTTCTCGAAAACGGTGTCCTTGAGCTGATGGAGGTAGCTCAGAGGCTCAGCGCCTGCAACGTCAAACTTGCCACCGAACTGAGCGGTTGAGGTTGCGGTGTTGAAGTTAGCCCCATCAAAAAGGACGTCAGCGGCGCGCTTCTCTTTAGCGAGCTTCATGACGCGAGCGACCTTCTTGACAATGCGCGCCTCCTCAGAACCAGGATACTGGCTATCAACGATGTCCTCCATCGCGATGCTGTCCTCTGCTGAGTAGATCTCACACTTGTAGGTGAGGCTTGAGCGGTCAAAGCCACCGATACGGTTGCGTGACGCACCAGGAGCGCGCTGAAGGTCAAGCCCTGCACCCGCGCCCATGAAGTTACGGCTGTTCTCAAGGAGGAGAGTTCCTGAGCGCTGTGGAACCTTGATGTTCTCACAGACCTTGTCAGCGATGAGTTGAGCGTCTGATGGGACCGCCTCAGCGACTAGGCTAGAGAGGATCTCGTCAACAGGGTGGATATTACGATATGAGCTAGCCATTGTGGATCACCTCCAATTAAGCGAGAGGAGCAAGGCCACGGCTGAAGCAGATGACAATCTGCTCATTAGCTGAGGCGCTGGTCTGGTTGATGTTGGGGAGCGTGAAGCCCACAGGGTAGTGGGTTGACGCGGCGGCCTGAACCTCACCATCAGCAGCGACAGAGAGGACGGTGTTAGAGGTGAGGGTGAGACTGCCATTGGCGATGACACGAGTCTCACCGAAGATGACAACATCAACAGGGTCACCTGCCTCAGCGCCACGCTGAGCCACGCCAATGATGGTGTTTGCGGTTGGATCGGTTGCGATTGCGACCTTGCCATTGCTGTCAATCGCGACAAGCGCGAACTCTGTGACAGCTGAGGCACAGATAAAGGACTTAATGATCTGGTTCATAGTGATAACTCCTTAGCTGAACACAGAGTTGTATTGATCGGGGTTTTGCTCACGGAACAAGTTAAGAGCCTCTGAGAAGTTGAGCCCCTTCTCAGTAGCGAGTGCCTTGACCTTCTCAGCGAGGGTGGCCTTGTTGAGCTCCTCACCTGAAGCGCCATGGCCAATCTCATTAAGAGGGACCGCGCTTGAAGCTGGGCGCTCGCTGAACATGGTCCAGAACTCAGGCATGGTGTCACGGACATCCCAAGCGCGCTGAGCGGCGGGCTCCTCAGCGGGGCTGACCTTGCCCTCACGGAGAAGGGCGCTGACAGCCTCACGGCGCTCGACATCACGCTTCTCAGCCTCGATGACCTCAAGGCGCTCTGAGAGCTTGGTGTTCTGAGCGCGGAGGGCCATGACCTCAGCTAGGAGGTTAGGCTCAGCCTTCTCAGAGAGCGTAGCGGGCTCGCTCATCTTCTTGGCCTTGTCATCCTCCTTGGAGTGCTCAGCCATCTCCTCTGGCTTGTCATCCTCAGAGGGCTTCTCAGCCATCTCCTCAGACTCATACTCGCCAGCAAGAGAAGCCTCAGCCTCCTCTGTGAGGTCTTTCATTTTCTGCTCTAGCTCTTTGACCATCGCGTCCTTAGCGGCGAGCGCGGCCTTGAGCTCATCAACGGACATATTCTCGAAGTCCATCATCTGCTCCTGTTCGCTTAAAGTGACCCGATCAATCTTAGAATGAGACTGAGCAGGGCGGGGGGTTAGGGTGACAGCGAGGAGCTGAGCATCGCCCACCTTCTCACCACCATCACGAGTGAAGATTTCACCATGTAGGTACTCAGGGGAGCTCCACAGAACTCCACCAGCGTCTTGGACCACCTTTAGACCGCGCTCGTTATAAGCAGGGATGGCGTAAAGCCCATCCTCTCTGAGCTCAAGCTCAACGATCATACCAAGGGCGTTCCCGCTCTCAGGTGGCGCGGGTGTCCCACCTTGAAAAGGTGAGGTGGCGTGTTGCCAATCAATAATGACAGGATCAGCCTCACGGCGCTCACGATAGACCCTGACCATCTCCTCAAGGAGTTCCTTAGAGATTGGCGCGCCAATGGCCTCACCACTCATCCGTGAGCTCACTTGACCAAGGGCCAAGGTTTTAAAGGGCTTACCAATGGTCAGACCCTCAGGGACATCATAAGAGGGAACAGCGCTGAGCTGTACCGCCTCACCATAAGCCCTAAGGGCTGTTTTCTTATCTGCGGCGTTCATTTGGTTTACCACCTTTCGCGCCCATGAATAGCCAGCGTCACCGCCCCACCCATCCCACGCTTGGCGTCCCTTGCCGTACTCATCCCAAGTAGAGCCCTGCTTATCCACCTCATGGCGGGTGAAGTAGGCCAGCATACGCCTGACCGTCTCAGGGCTTAGGTTCTTACCTGCTATGAGGTCGCGAGCGCGGGCGATGCCAACGGCGGTCATCCCCCTCTGACTCTGTGGCTTCTGTGCTCGCCTTCTCAAAGCGCGCTCAGCCGCCTTCCTAGCTCCCTCAGGTGGCTTAAAGTCAATGTGACTATATTTCTGAGGAGCCATGAGCTCAGCCTTGGCCTCAGTTTTTTGAGGGTGACCGCTTGGGAGCAAGTCAAGGTCACCTGTATAGGCTTCCTTGCGCTCACCTGTAGCCACTAGCTTGAGGAAGGCTTTGACCCTGCCATAGGCCCATTGATTCCTAGTCATCCCTGGGCGGTGGCTGACGCTAAAAGCACCCGCGCCACGCCTGAACACAGCTTTGAGTGAGCCTAGGTCAACCTTCTTGGACTTGGCTTTGTAGCGGTCGTTATGCTTATCGACCATGCCTTGAAGCGCTCGCGCCACGCTCTCTGAGATCTCAATCCCGCCACGCTTGCCTGAGGCTGAGCCCTGTGGGTTGGTCTTAGATCCCTTGATTCTATCTGAGGGGGGCGCTGGCGTTTGGGCCTTGGTCTTAGCCATTCTTGCGCCTCCTGATAGCCGCCTCAGCGAGCGCGGCCACCCCTCCACCTGAGCTAGCGGCGCTGACGGTTCTCTCTAGCGCTGATCGCTGTGCTTCCTCTGGTAGATCGCCAGCCCCTAGACGCTCCCTTATGGCGCGCTCGAGCTCGTTGTCTGGCGTGAGTAGCCCTGAGGTGACTAGCTGTGGAAGCATGGCCAAAGACTCTGCCAGGTCGTCTGTGTCTAGTCCTGTGTGGACTAGCCTTGGAAGCTTGGAGGGGTCTACAGGTCCATAGTTCCATCTGATCAACCTTCCTATGGTTCCACCACCACGGCGATCCACGCCGCTAATAGCAGAGGCCACAACATCACAGAGATTGATAGCAGCTCGCCTGAATACACTTAAATGTACCTCACCAACTGAGCGCGCCCCTGTGTCAGTTATGCCTAGGTTGGCGAACTGAGCTAAGAAGGCTTGACTGATTTGGTTGTCACACTCACGGATGATGTCCAATGGACCCTGAGCGTATAGGTTTGGCGTGGCGGCGTATTGGTCAAAACTCACCACAGGGTTGTCTATCAAGTAGCTTTGCTCAGCCGCCAAGAAGGCTTGAGCCTGAGCCTCAGCCTCATCGATCATGGCGTTGATGTCGCTGTCAGTTAAGCCTTGGAGCTCCGCCACCGATCTATCCACCTTGACCCTTGGTGTGGGAACAGCCCAGCGGTCAACACCAACACACATGAGGTTGCTGACCTTCTGTTTGGTCCGCCACCACCACCACACAGGTCTAAGCATCCCTGAGCCCTCAAAGTTAGAGCCTGTACGATTGAGGGTGAGGAGAAGGAGCTTGTTAGATGGGATAGGCTCAGGAACCTTACCCACGCCCACCACATGCTGAAGCACCCCATCAAGCTGTTGGTTGTCACGGCTGAGCCACCTTAGGTGAGCGCTTGGCTCACGGTCAGCGTAGAGGTCAAGCCAGACTTTCACCTTGCCATTGTAGTCAGGCCCAACCTTGTAGACCTCTTCAGCGTAGCGATAGCCAAGGGGGACGAACTCAAGGAGGTAGCTAAGTTGCTCCTCAAAGCTTTGGGACATCTGACCAGCGTATCCGTCAAAGCCAAACGCCTCATTGCCAAAGCGGGCGAGCTCATCACAGATTGGATCACCCTCCATAGCGCTCTCCCACCTCCAAGTAGCGCTGAGGAGCGTTTGGCGTAGCATATGCCATGAGCGCCTGACCACAGGGTCAGTTCTCAGCATGTCCTCAGCCTCCCTCACCCAGTTGAGCCCTGTGAGCGAGGCGTTCCGCTCATAGCCTGAGATCATCCCACCACTAAGCTGTGTCCCTGTGATACCCCTCACAGAAAAACGAGGGTGGAGCGCTCGCATGTGGCGCGGCGCTTCCTCTTGGTCAGCTTGGTAGTCTAGCTTTCTCATGAAGCCTCTGAGATGTCAGGCGGTTCTATCCTCCATCAATCGTCAAGCTTCTCCATCACGTCAGCTTTAGTGTCAGCATAAAGCGCTGAGTTGTCAAGCCTTGTCTGAGGCCATGCACCCTGAGCTTTAAAGACGCTCAAGTCAAGCTCACCCTTATCTGTGCATGTGGCCTTGTAGCGCCCCATGTAGAGGTGGGGCTTGTCAGCCTCTACCCAAGTGAAACACCTGAGACAGTAAATATATTTCTCCAATTAGGAAGTCACTTCCTATTTATCCTCATAGCGGCTGAGCTCCCTAGTCAGGTACCACAGCGCCTTCTGTAGATCCTCACGCGCCTCACCCTTATGACCAACCC